GAAGCATTTTCAAATTTCTCAGGAGTATGAATACCAAAATCTTTTGTTTCCCACATATCAAAACGACATTTTCTTCCAAGTTTAGTTCGTATAACTCCCTCGCTGTTGGCTTTTTTCATACATCGATCAGATAATAATTTTACAAAAGGTGCTCTGCGATTAAACTTAGCTATGAGTGCACTAGCTTCATCAAAACCTAAACCCAACATGTTTGCTAATTTATTTTTACCCATGCCGTACATCAAACCAAGACCAATTGTTTTTGCCTGCTTTCTATCTATACCAACTAAGTCAGCCACAGTCTGATGAAAATCAGCATTAGCTTTTGTGTAAGCTTCGACAAGTTCCTGTGAACCCTCATAGCCTTCACCAATACTTGAAGCATAATGCACTACCAGACGAGGTTCTTGTTGAGAGTAATCAAAAGAACCCCATTGGTAGTTCTCTTCAGGAAGGAAAAGTCCTCTAATTATCGGTCCAAATTCTTTATTGCGTGCAGGTAATTGTTGTAGGTTGGGACTTGACATACTTAGTCTTCCACTGACAGTGCCTCCTGTATCAGAACGTAATTGATTTATTTCAGCATGGATTCTGCCTTTATATTCAAACTTCATTATCGAGTTTAAAAACGTGTTGTGAAATTTATTAATCTCTCTAGCCTGTACAATCAATTTAGAAATTTCATGATCAGAGTTTATTAACCAATTTTGCGTAAAGCTTGGTTCACCACTTTTTTCAGTTTTAGGGTATGTGATACCTAATTTATCAAAACCAAAAGCAATTTGTCTTGCTGCCCAAATATCAATATCTTTTCCCACAAGTTTTTTTATTTTCAATAAAATATCTTTTTCTTTTTCAATAAACTTTTTTTGTAAAGAGGATGCTTTTTCAACATCAACTCGAATACCTTTTTTTCTCATCTTTATTAATATTGGCAATAAACGTTTTTCAAGATCCCATACAGTCTCTAAACTTTGTGAATGTATTTCATGTTTAAATCTTTGCCATAAAAGAAACGTGAGCCGTGCATCTTGTTCAGCGTAATATCCAACATGTTCTGCGGGCAACATCCACATTTCAGCTTTAGGATCAACGCCATGAGCCTGAGCTGCTTCATTCAAATCTGTCTCCGCTTTTAACTCTCCTAAATAATCCTTAGCTAAAGCGTTTAATTTATAAGTGTATCTATTCTCATCGATTAAAGCTCCTGCAATCATGGTATCAACAATTTCTCCTTTAACTTCGATACCATAAGCGTTGAGCCATCCAACATCATATTGAGCATTATGAAAAATTTTTCGACAGGGCAATGAACAAATATCATTCATGTATCTTAATACTTGTTCTTTAATTAAATTACCACCGCCAAAATGACCAAAGGGATAATAGCCTTGCCACCCTTCAGTAGCAACCGCAAAGCCAATTATCTCTCCTTGATTTGTTGCCCAACCAGCTCCCAGTCCATTATTTATGCCCTCATCCTTAGTTTCTAAGTCTATTGCAATTTCCTGTGCGTCTCCGAGATCTTTATATTCACTTGGAGCTGACCAGATGTGTTTTTTAAAATTAAATGTAAGTTGTAAGCTAGTCATTAGCCGCTCCTAATTTTTTCTGCCAAGTTGGTTCAGCATCGTCTGTTGGTAAATACACCTCAACATAAGCACCACAATTAGGACATGATAAATTTGTGACCATACAAAATTCATCGTGCTCATCTTCAATATCATGATCACCACCCCATATTAATTCTGTATTACAGTGCCAACATTTCATTTGTAATCTCTTTCTATTATCATGTCTATATAGTGCTTTGCTTTTAATAAATCCTCTTTACCACCTTTACCTTTGTGTCGGCATATATATTTTATAACATTACCCTCGGCAAAAAGTATTTTGTTTTCGTTAATAAATTGTGATGGTTGTATTTTAAATACTGTGTAATATTGACCACCTCTATCCCAAAGATCATTTTTCATTTAAAAAATCCTTTTTTATTTCATCTAATAAATCCATGTATCTCAGTTTGTTTTTGTCTTCTTCAAATTCTATTGTAAGCATCATCCTTGTGCCATTGTAATTTATGACCATGTGATCCTTTTGATTATTAAATATAAACCTGCTACCAGGATAATATTGTAATTCAATTATAGAATGGCTTACATCATTATACTCTCTAAAAAATGTATATGAAGTATTAGGTGTCATAATTAATGAGTTAATACACACACCTCTAGTGGAGTCTCTGTGCCAGTTATAAACTGTTTGATTTTCCATCTTTAAAACACCAGCTTTGTATTTGTGTTTGCCATACAACCATATGTAAAAATCATCCATAAAAAGTATTTTTAAAGGTATTGGTGTAGCTGTAAAATTAAAATATTTTACCCATTGTGTTTTAGGGTTAAAAATTATGTTGTGAAGTTCAGGACTATAGAATTGTCCAACAGGTAATTCTTCAAAATAAGGACTGGTCATTTTCTCTCCTGTAAATAAATTAAATAATCTTTTCCGATTGGGTAGTGAAATCGAAAGTCAGTAGATAGAATATGTAAAGTATCTTTGGCTCTTGTAACGGCTGTGTAATAAACTCTTTTCTCATCTGACTTTTCTTCTTTACTTTTTTTATCATAAGTTGATGCGTAATTAGTTTTTGAATAAATTAAAACATTATTAGCTTCACCACCTTTGACTGAATGTATTGTATCAATAATTATATTAGGGTCATTTGATAATATTTTCTGACCATAATTTTT